TACTGGCTTGCAAACTTCTTTCTGTTACCGCCCATATCGTTAATGTCACTTTCCAAGATTGAACTAATTAGGCCGCCACTTGCTTTAACCCTCATACCAGTGCCGCTCATTATCCTTAATTGCAAACCCTTGATTGTTTGGTCGTAAAGTTTGTTAGCCCCATCTGCTTGCTGTTTGATTATACGCTGATTCTGTGCGGTAAGTTCTTTAACCCTCTTTTGGTCGTTTGGGTCTTTGCTGCCTTTTTTCTGTCTAATCTCCAACAGATTCTTTTGGAATTGGTTGTTAAGTCTTGCGTTCTGTGTGCTGTAAGATTGCGCCATATTCCACAAATTATCCATTGCGTCGTAAGCGTCCCTAGCCCTATTGATAATGTTGTCAATACCGTTTAGGAATGGTGAGAAATCACCGCTTGCAAGTGACTGAAAGAAATTATCTACAACCGTATTAACTTGCTGTTGAACTGCGCCAAATTCGTCTTCCAAAGTTTGGCTAGAATGTAGCAATTTATTAAACGCTTCACCAGCAGAAACAGCAACACCCAAAGCACCGCTGAACTTACCTACTACCCCAATAAGTGACCCCATTGAACCATTGAAGCCAGTAGCACGTTGAATCATCTTGCCCATTGAGCCATTGAAGCCGTCACCAACCTTTGAGCCTTGTGCTTTTAACTTGTTGACTTGCTTAATAACATCATCTATCTTTTTATCAAAGTGTTGCGTTGATAGTATTAGTTCCTCTTTTAACTGATTTGCCATATTAGATTATCCCTTTTTCTTTTAGTTCTTTTTCTCTCTGTAGTGCTTTTGCCTTGATTGCTTCAACCTCTTCAACCGTGTAAGCGTGACTGTCACTTTGTGATACCTTGGATTTATCACTTTTTGACTGTTCCCAAGCAAACTTTATAATGTCCGTTGGCTTTAGCCTTTTCTTGCTGTTCACTTGTGCAACCATATAACTTATCAACCTTGCTTGTTCCCAACTATCCTTTGTTCGCAAATGTAGTGAATCACAGATAATAGATAGTTCGTAAGGTTTCATTTCGTCTAAAAAATATGGTACTGTAACAATACCATATTGAACACATACCAATTGGAATAGTTCTGTGAATGAAATTACGCTTTCTTTGCTGTTCTCACGGTCTTTTTTTTTGTTGTGGTACTTTCTACCTCATTCACCTTGATAAGCCACTGTGTAAACTCCTGCAACGTCTGTGGGTTATCATCAAGCCAACTGATAAATTCATCGTAGGTGATTTCTAACGTTGCATCAGAAGCGATAATAACACAATAGAAGTACATTATTGTTTCAGTGATTGTAGTAGGGTTAAAAGAAGTCTTCATCGCTTGTTCGTAAGCAATAACACTTCTGAAAGTTTTCTTTAGATTAATTTCCTTGTTGTTAATTGTAATAGTCATTATTGATACTTTTACAATAAATATTTCTGAAAAACAAAAAGTAAGGAAATTATAAAAAATAAAAAGCAGAAGACTTTGCTTTCTTCTGCTTTCTTTATTGATTTAAGATTTGTCTTAGTTAGATTTCTTAGCCAAAGCACCGTGTCCATTGAACTGTACGGAATAAGTTGCAACACTTCCGTTATCTGCTGATAAGTCAATAGAAGACACTGTAACTTGTCCGTAATACATATCGTCGCTAGAAGTCCAACCGCCAGTTGGTACTACGTGACCGTCTGCGTCAGGTGCTGTCTTGCTGCCGAAGTTCTTAACCGTTGCAAAAGCAAGTGTAAGAACTGTCTTGTTTAACATTGCATCTACAAGTTTATTGAAGTCTTCAAGCACAAATAGATTGTCGCTGCTTGCAGTCCAAGTTACACGGCCAGGGATTGTGCTGTTAAAGCCTGCTGAATCCTTGCAAGATACATCTATATCGTCAGTAGAAATATTAACGCTGCAAGATGTTGCACAAGCCAAAGTTTTTCCGCTAAGAAATAACTGTATCTGTTCACCCATTATATTTGCCATAATACTAGTATTTTTTAAGGTCTTATTATTAGTTGTTTGTATCTGATTCCTCGCTTTCTGAATCAGTTGTGTATTGTATATTGATTTTCGCTGAAAATTGAAGTTGCTGTATATAGGTATCTTCTACAAAATCTTCTGTGACGTTATCAAGTAGGATATTAAAAAAATAACTGTCTCTATAGTTCTCTAATATCTGTCTTACCCTCTCTGCAATCTCTACAGTCTGAAAGTAGTTAACTGCTGCAATTGCCACACTGATATTAACTGTGTCGTAAGTAAGCAAGTCTTTAGTATAGTTTGCAAAAGCGTTTTCTTTGGTGAAGATAATAAACGGATAAGTTACACTTTCCTCAGCGACTAACGGATAAATCTTATTCCCTACCAACTCTTTTAGTCTTTCATCAGATATTAAAAGTTGGTATAGATGTTTGTTAACCGAAATACTTGTTTCCTTCATTACTTATAAAATTTTTCTCTCGCTTTGTTTATTGCTTCGTCTAAGTTCTTCTGCAAACTCTGTTGCACTTGCGACTTCGTAGATTGGACAGCAGAAGTAAAGAAAGTGTGAGCAATAGAACCAGTGGAATGTGCTTTTCTACCTCGCTTGATTCCCTTGTGACTGTTGCCGCTTGTCTTTCTGTCACCCTTGCTTGCTTCTATCATCTTTAGTATTGGATTCCAATTTTTATCACTGTCCTTTGTGATAATCTCAACACGTCCACTACTACCGTCTTTCTTCAACTTGATAGTTACGCCCTTTGAAAATGGTGCTACAACATATCTTGTCCCATAACTGTTTTTGAAAACTACATTTCCCTTGGTATCTAGGTTTTTGCCGTTCTTGAAAGAAATACCTTTTAAGTTCTCAACAGCCTTTTTCTTGATTATACCAAGTGACTTTCTTAAACCACTCTTTAAGGCTGTCTTTAGTTTGCTGCCTTTGACATTCTGTAAGAAGTAGGTAAAACCACCGTCACTAAATTTAGTTGTTACAAATTCTGCCATTGGTTAGTCGTTTATTAACTCTGTTATAACAAGTTTGTCGTTATTGTCTTCAATCCTATTTTCAATTGTAATTACTCTGTATCTCTTACCGTCAAACTCTATTAAGTCAAATTCAGATATTGGAACATAAGAACGTATATTGAAAGTCTTTTGATAAGGGTAGAAGATTTCACCGTTTTCGTTTGTCCTGCTTCCGCTGTCGTGTATAACTCTAGCCCTTGTGGTGTACTTCAAGTTATAATTTTGTATCTGTTCACCATATTCGTTAACCGTTGTTGTCGGTGCTAGAATCTTGATTATCCTGGTTAAAAGTCCTGCCCTTTTCATCTTCTTTTTCTTTTTCCTCTTTATTGTGTTTCAAGTGACATTCAAGACACTTTTTCTTTTTAAGGTCTTCACCTCTATAGTTTCTATATAAGTCTATCAGATAATTGTAAGACAGCGGTACTTCACTTGAACTAGCGAAAGCAACAGATTCCCTATTAGCGTAGAAGTTACCAATTAATAGCAACATTGCTTGAATCAATGGGGATGGTATTAAACCGTCCCCATCTTCAAGTAAATTTAGAGAAGTATCAATATTCTTTTCTACTACCTTTTCGGCTACCTCAACAAGTGACATTAAATATTCATCGTCATCACGAAAATCTTCATTTATATTAAGGTGTTTTTTAACTTGATATAATTGTATATACATTGTCTATATTGATACTTGATTATTATTAATAATTGCTTACGCTAAAGCACCTGCAACGAAAGCAGTTGGTCTAAGTATCTTAGCGTCAAAGTAAGCATTAACCACAATTCTAATCTGGCCACTTCTTGCAAGTGTATAAGGGTCAATAGTCAAGTCAATTGCACCCCACTGGCCAATTGCAAGGTTAGAGAAGTCACCGTAAAGGTATTTCTTACCACCAACGTGTGACGTATTAATTGCTTTAGTTCCGTCAACCTCACCATTCTCAAATACCAACTCAGTTGATTTAGTGCTCTTTGCCATTGCTCTAAGTGCTGCCTTTGCCTTGTTACTCATCACATAAACACATTCACCGTTAACATTAGCGTCTTCAATGTCTGCTTCTTTTGCAACAATATCAGCAAAGTTAGAAACGTTGTCTGCTGAGATTGCGTTAAACATTCCCTCTGGCTGTGTAGTACTACCACTCTCAGAACCAAGTATAGTAGCCTCAAGTTTGTTATTGATTGCCTTAACCAAGTCTTCACGGATTAACTGCTCTGCTGCAAGTGAATCTTGTGCAATAAACTGCTTACTAAGGTCGATATAAGCGGTAAGTCTCTTTGGCTGCAAAGTTACGTGTGAAAAACTAGGGTCTCCACTTGCTGCGTCTGCAACCTCACCAGCCCAACCAACGTTAGTTGCTGACATAATAGGTACCTGAACATCACCAACCAAGTTAGTGAGATACTTTGCACCTGCCTCGACAAGCACGTTCTTTGCTCTAAGTGGCTCTAGGATATTGGTAAACTCAGTTTCCACAACTTCGTCGTGTATTCCTTCATCACCTTGAACTGCAATAGTTCTTGATTCGAGTGGTAACTGAATCTGACCACCGAAAGAAAGACCGCTCTTTCTCATTTCCTCTGCACCTGCGTTAGCAACTGCCTTGGTTACTTCGTCCATTGAACGATTGTTAGCAATATCACGGATTGCTTTAATAAGTCTAAATTCTTTGTTCATTGTTTTTCTAATATTAGAATTATTAGTTATGTTTCTGTCTTGTTTTTCTTCGTCTTCTGATTCCTCTTTGATTTCATCTTCTGTAGATTCCTTGTTTTCTACTTCATCTTCTTTCTCTGATTCCTCGTTTGGTATTGTTTTTTCATCTATTTTTTCTTCATCATCTTCAAGTGCTTTGATTTCCTCTTTGATGGTGTCGATTTCCTTAACTTCATCGTCTGTTAAATCACGTACTTCTTTTTTGGCATTGTCGATAATCTCTAAAGCACGTTCTTTCAATTCTAGTTTAGTCATAAGGTCTATTTTATTATAAATATTACATTAATTAAAAAAGTGATTAAATTTCTTCAATCTCTTTTCTAAGTGCTTCAAGTTTATCGTCAGTTGCTTTTATATCATCCAACTTTCTTGATGATACAGACGTAGCCAAATAAGCAGGCTCAAACACTGGGCTGCAATCGTACAATCTATCAATTTTCATTATATCACGTCTTAAAGTACCGTCTGCGGCTCTGTACCATTTATCGCCACCCTCTTTTGGTAAGGTGAAAGCAAAAGAACTTGTATTGATTTCGCCCCTACTTAGATAACTTAGTAATTCGTCACCTAGTGCCGTTTGGGGTGCTTCAAAAGAATAGTGCAAACCATCGTCAGCAAGTGTAAGTGTTAAACTGCCCATTCCATAACGTGAACGTGCTAGCACACCCCTACTTGAATCGTGGTTAAGATACACAAAAACATCACTATTATTAATTGTTTCTTGTGTAATTGCACTAGGGTAAATCCTTTCCACAAATCCCATATCTTGTGAATCGGAATTAAAAACAACTGCAACACCCTCAACTAGTCTTGATTCCTCATTGCTACGCTTAATCTGATTATTTATATTCCTAATTTCCTTTTCCATAATATTAGATTGTTTATTATATTAATTACAAATATCAACTTGGTATTTCTTTATTGTGTTCCCAAACTAGATTAGTGCCCAAGTACATCCTCTGTACTTGGGATTCACCTATCATTATATTAGTTACCTCAGTAGTTTCTATCTTAATCATCTATATTATTTTATTAAATAGATAGTTGAACTATCCTTAGTTTCAATTGCATCGTATTCTGCTTGTGTACCAGTCCATATAATTGGAACTTCTGATTTGGTCGCATAATTTGACGTTACCCAGTCTTTTTTTGCATAAGTTTCCAAGTCTATATTACCACCTAAGTTGTCTTGCAACTTAATCATTTGGCTTGTGGTAGTGCCGCCACTTGATATATAGATATCTCCATTCTGCCTAATCTCAAAAGCGTTGTGCCTTGCATTATTATCAGTACCATTGCCAACACTAAATAAAGTATTTCCACTGTTGCCAAAAGTATTGCTAGCCTTAGAACTTACATTATATCTACCACTTGCGTGCTCTGACTGATTATTTGTTATTGTACTACCACCTTCTGCGTGTGAATATGAACCATTTGCTTTTGTATAAGAACCTTCTGCGTGAGAATAAGGACCATTTGCTGTTGTATGGTCTCCTTCAGCGTGGCTAGAACTGTTATGTGCTTCTGTATAATGACCTTCTGCGTGAGAAGACTCACCCATTGCTTTTGTATTACTTCCTTCAGCGTGGCTAGAATTGTTACTTGCTGTTGTACCACTACCTTCAGCGTGGCTGTAATAAAAACTTGCTTTTGTACCATATCCTTCAGCGTGAGAAGACTCACCCATTGCTACAGTACTATCACCTTCTGCGTGGCTGGAATAACCACTTGCAGTTGTATTATATCCTTCTGCGTGGCTACAACTACCACTTGCAATTGTGTATAAGCCCTCTGCGTGGCTGTAATGACCTCTTGCTGTTGTATTATATCCTTCTGCCACAGAATAGTCACCACTTGCTGTACCACTTGAACCCTTTAATACAACAGAATTTAAACCTGTTCCGCTTACCCAAAGGTCTCTTGCATCAAGGTCAGTCTTTGTGTAATAATCACTTAAATCAAGATATTTATTATCTAATTTCTTAATATAATTGCCTTTTCTTGTAATTGATATTGATGCAGTACTTGTATTTCCATTTAACAAGGAATCATTTATACTAATACATACATTTGTACTATTACCCCATACTGCTACTGTTTCAACTGTGCTTGGGTTTCCATTCCAATTTAAGTTAATTAAACCATCATTAGTACTCGCTGTAAATACAAATTCAGAGCCATTAACACTAACAATATAAACATTACCATCTATTATTGATTCACTTAGATATAAACCATTATTCATATCACCAAAACAATGTTGCCCACACTGCGCTAAAACTTTAGTTGGATTGTTATATATATTAATTGTACTATCACTTTCGCCAAAAGGCTTGTTAAGTATAAAAGATGGCGCATCCTCATCTTGTTCATCCCAATCAGCATTAACAGTAATATAAGTGCCACCACTACCACCACTGCTTGCACTAATCAAATCGTTTACCTCAGACTTGTTATAATAGTTGGTAGATATATAGTTATCTGACGAAAATGTTACAACGTCACCACTATCATTTTTAATGGCTATTGTTTCAACTCCTTTTGCGTAATTAATGGCTAGTTCTCCATCACTCAAATCTGTTGCAAGCGGTAACTTTGGCATTCCGTTTACTACTTGTTTACTTTTCTTTTGGCTAAGATAATTAACGTTCTTTGTCATAATTGATATTTTATATTTAAAGTTTGGGTGCTATTATACACCCAAACGTTATTTAATAATCTCCTGCACTAATTCCATTTTGCAAGTCATTAACAATAGTCTCTAATTCTGAAATCCTTGTAATAAGTGTTTGAAGTTGTTCGGAAATGTCGATATTTTCAATTAAATTATCTACTTCTGTTTTAGTATAAACATCTGCTGAATTTGCTTTTGCTGCAATTGATGTTGATACACTTGCAGAATAACTATTAAAGTCTGTAATATCTAACTTAGTGTCAACTTCACCACTTATAACAGTTAAATCTGAATCTACACTTGCAGAATAACTATTAAAGTCTGATATACCAAGTTTCGTATCAATAGCACCACTTAAAGTATTTTCTACTGCCGTTGCCCTTGTTACTTCATCATTAATTGCAGTTGATAAAGTTGTGTAATTTGAATTTACTACACCACTAATTGCTGCAATATCATTAGTTGTAGAACTTGATAGGCTTTCAATCATTCCACTAAGTACTGATTCTGCTTGGCTTGCTCTCACAGTTTCGCCAAAGATAGTATCAGTAATACCAGTTAGTAAATCAATTCTTCCACTTAATGTAGTTTCTGCACTAACAGCCCTAAGTGTTTCATTTGCCAAAGCACTATTATTAGAAGTGATATAGTTATCAATCTTTGTTTCAATTCTGTTTTCTTCGCTAGTAGCACGTGTTACTTCTGTATTAAGATTAGTAGATATACCATTTTCAACTGCTGTAGCCCTTGTTACTTCGTCATTAATAGACTTATTGGTAGCAGATAAAGCAGAATCATTTGAACTTATATAATTAGATACTATTCCACTAATTCCATTTTCTGCTGTTTGTGCCCTTGAAATCTCATTATTTAGGTTATTGGTAGTTCCAGTAACTAAATTATCAATTCTTGTATCAAGTGCGCTTTCTGCTGCTGTTGCTCTGTTAATTTCACTTGTTAAGTTACTGCTAATCAGTGTTTCAGCACTTGTAGCCCTCAATACTTCATTATTAAGTGAATTGGTAATTGAGTTTTCAGAACCAGTAGCACGTGATATTTCAGCATCCAAGGCAGTTTGTATAGTGGTGTCGGCTGCTGTTCGTGCGCTTGTCTCTGCTGTTATATCGTTGATGATTGCTGCTATTGCATCATCATCATCTGCAAGTTTATCTGCAATTTCCAAAAGTGTGTCTAAGGCTGCTGGAGCACCACTTATAATTTGTTCTACCCTTGTATCTATATATCCACTTAATTCAAGTTCCTTTGCTGTTGCTCTGCTAACCTCGTTTGAAAGTGCTGTTGTTAACTCACTTACACTATTATTATTTGATACTATATAGTTATCAATCTTGGTTTCAATCCTACTTTCTTCACCGCTAGCCCTTGAAACTTCATCACTTAAAAGATGGTCGTTACTTGCTATATAGTTTGCAAGGTCTGTAGCAATCTTGGTTTCAGCACTAGTAGCACGTATAACTTCATCGTTGATTGCTTTGTTATTAGATACTATATAACTTGAAACGATTCCACTAATACCGTTTTCAGCGTTTGTAGCCCTTGAAATTTCATTTGAAAGTACGGAATCATTAGAACTGATATAGGTATCTAACTTTCCACTTATAGCATTTTCTTGTGCTGTTGCCCTTGCAATCTCATTGTTAAGGTTGGAAGACGTACTAGTTACCAAATTATCTATTCTAGTATCAAGTGCGCTTTCTGCCGCTGTTGCTCTGTTGATTTCAGAAGACAGATTGCTTGAAATCTGAGTTTCAGCACTTGTAGCCCTTGTTACTTCTGCTTGCAGTGCTGTGTTATTTGTAGAAATATAGTCATTTATCTTTGCTTCGATTCTGCTTTCTTCTGTTGTCGCTCTGCTAACCTCATTTGCAAGTGCGGAATCATTTGTAGATATATAACTTTCAAGTCTGCCACTAATAATGTTTTCTTTCTCCGTTGCCCTTGAAACTTCATCACCTAGTGCGTGGTCGTTACTAGCAATATAATTTGCCAAATCTGTTGCAATCTTGGTTTCAGCAGAAGTAGCCCTTGTGATTTCGTTTGAAAGTGCTGTGTTATTACTACTGATATAGTTTTCAACCTTGCTTTCAATTCTGCTTTCTTCACTAGTTGCCCTTGATACTTCACTTTCCCTTGCTGCTGTCTCTGCTGTTATAGCGTTGTTTAGTCTTGTTTCCTCTGCTGTTGCTCTGCTAACCTCGTTTGAAAGTGCTTGATTGTTAGAAGAAATATAGTTAGAAACAACACCACTGATTGCAGTTTCAGCAGAAGTAGCACGTATAATTTCGTTTGCAAGTGCGTTGTCATTATTAACTATATAGTTCTGAACTGCGCCACTGATTGCGTCTTCTTTTGCTGTTGCTCTGCTTATTTCCACTTCAATCTTTGCGTTTAAGGCTGTTTCTTGCCCTTTTGCACGTGCTTCTTCGTTCTCTATTGCAGTTGTAAGGGTGTGAAGATTTGAAGCGACTGTAGCCGTTATTTCGTTTTCTCTATTGGTAGCCCTTGTAACCTCATTATCAAGTTTGGTTTCTATCCTTGATTCCTCATTGCTAGAACGTGTGATTTCTGCCGCTAAATCGTTGGCAATCCTGGTTTCTGCGCTAGTTGCTCTAAGAACCTCATTTGAAAGTGCTTGATTGTTGCTTATCTTGTAATCGTCTATCTTTAAATCAAGTGAGGTTTCAGCAGAAACAGCACGTAGAATTTCAGCGTTTATAGCGTTCCAAATTGAAGTGTCTGCACTATTTCTAATTTCGCTTTCGTCTGTTAGGTCTTGACGTAACTTTGTGAGCAAATCAGTTAGTTCATTTTCCTTGGTTGTAGCACGTACAATTTCATCGTTAAGTGCAATATTCAAGTCAGTTTCAGCACTGATAGCACGTTCGATTTCATTTGCAAGTGCTTCGTCATTACTTGCAATATAGGAATCTACTACACCGCTAATATATTCATCTGCTTCTGTACGTTCAACACCTTCAATACCTAGTCTTGTATCAAGTTCTGCAAGTTTTTCTACTACACTTTTTTCTTCGGCTGGCTCTACCTTAATATCACTGTCAATGTAATATTCGGTTGTGCGTTCAACCATTCTATTATACCAAGTATCTGGGTAATCTGTGTCTTTGGTGTTATTAATTGCTTTCCAACTGAGTACACCTTCGCCAATATAAACAAGTTGTGACCAGTCCAATTTAAGATAATAGTCTGTTACAACAGTGCCCCCACTTGCTATTACATCTTCGTCGTAAATGGTTGCTTCACGCTCTACTTCTATAACATCATCTTGGCTTTTGGCAAAGAAATATAGTTGGCTGTTTACTGTGTAAAACTTAATACTAAAGTTTTTCAAGTTGACTAACTTAGGATTAATCTTAAAATTAATATCTGAATTTCTAACCCTTTTCATTATTCGTTATCTTGTTTTTCATTATTATTATCACCATTGATGGTGTTTGCTACAATATCACTGTAGGGTATTATATTTTTATCCCCATCTTCACCAATACCGTTAAAACCTAGTTCTTTTCGTACTTCGTTGATTGTCATTACACCGCTTGAAATCAAAGTTGAATAGTAATTAGATTGTGCTGATTTGTCAGTTCTCAGTATCTCGTTTGTCTCTAGTGTAATACTTAAATTAGATTCTGATTGTTTTAATAGTTTACGGTTAAACTCGTTTTCTATCATCACAATATAAGGCTGCAAGCAATGTACTAAGAAGTCATTTTGAACTGCTTCAAGTGTTGAATAACTTGCTTTTGTCAAGTCACCAAGTAGCACTGGGGATATTCCAAAAAACCTTGCAATGTCAGTTACACTGAATTGTCGGCTTTCCAACATCTGACTTTCTTTTGCTGAAAGTTGGATTGTCTGATAGTCCATATTGCCTTGAAGAATCGCTATACCACTACCGTTTGCAGTGTAAGTCTCATTCCAAGCGGCTCTTAGGTCTTCACGTTGTTTCTGATTCACAGGGCCTTGGACTTTCAAGATTCCGTTTATCATCATTCCATTGTCAAAGAAAGACTTTGCAGCGTTTTCACTTGCTTGTGCAATTCCTAGTGACCTTGCAGCGTTTTGCAACACTGACAAACCTTTGATTCCATCGTAACTGAACATTACCAAATGAATCATTTCGCCTGGTCTTACACGCTGCTTGATGATTGGAACATCGTAATAAAGTTCATTCTTTACTTTGTCGTAATTGATAATTACATCTGTTGGCTCTAAATACCTAAGTCCCTTAACTGTACCATCTTTAGCACGTTCTACAAGTGCAAAACCGTTGCCCCTAAGTAGTACGGATTGAACTAGTAATTTCATCATTGTAAACTTACTTATCAAGTTGTTCTTGTTACGGTCACTGAACACGTAATTAAGTGGGTGTTTGTCCGCTTCGTTCTTTCCGCTTTCGTCTTCAATCAAAATCTTAATTGGAAGTGTTGCAATAGAGTTACTGATAAGTTCAACAGCCCTATAAACTGCACTTAGATTCATTGCTGAATGTTGGTTAGACAAAGGGAAAAAAGGCAAAGCACCGCTAGCATTACAACCGACATAAGAAAGTTCACGTTTTTCTTCTTTTGGTTGGTTTCCGTTCCAACCCAAACCATTACCGAAAAATTTCATTTCTTATCCTTTTTTCTTATCCAAATTATTTACTTAACTATAAATATTTTGATAAGTCGAAAAATATAAAAAAAGCAAGTGAAAAATCACTTGCTTATATAATACAGTTGTCATAATGTGTTTCAGTGAGGTAGTGCCCTAGTGCATCACAAATGGCTGCAACTCCATCTATCTTATTTTCGCTGCTTTTATTAAGTTTGATTGGCTTGACGTTGTTATTATAGTCTTCACGCAGTTCACAGTTGGCAAACATCCATCTTGTTATTGGGTTATCATCCAAAATCAAGTGCCCATTTCTTGCTATCATTTCAAGGTGTCGTGTTGGGCGATTCATTGAGCCAGTGCTTTGTGAAAATGGTACACAGTTAAAACCCAATTCAGTTAACTTGATAATAAGGGCTGTCGATTGCCAACTATCGTAACTGATTGCTTGTATTGGAATCGTCTTGTTTATCTGCTGAATTTTGTTTAGTATATATTCGTAGTCCACAACGTTTCCACTTGTGAGGTCTAAATATTTCTGCTGATACCAGTTTCTGTACTTTTCACGGTTACTTGATTCTTCCAGGGCTGTCTGAGGTAGAAAGTAATAGTTCTTAAATATATATTTCTGATTGATGTTATCAAAGATAAGAACTGAAATTGCTGTCATATCTGAAACGCTCGACAA